GAGCACTCGATGCCCGATCCCGTCAACTCGGCGGCCACCCCCGCCCCGTTCGCTCGCACCAAGGAAGACAACACCACGGTGCTGGCCATGTTCAAACCCTTTGCGTCGCTGTCGTCCGTCCAGGCCCTGCAGACCGAAGTCCTGGCCGACCCGGCGCTCACCATCGAGCAGATCCAGGCCCGCCTGCTGACCGAAATCGGCAAGGGTGCCCAGCCCGCCAACCCGGCCGGCGCGCATCCCCGCGTCGAGACCGTCGAAGACGAGGCCGACAAGCGCCGTGACGCCATCGTCGCCGCGCTGCGCGTGCGCGCCAACGTCGAGACCGATGCCAAGGTCCGCGCCGAAGTGGCACGCGGCAACCCGTTCCGCGGCCAGAAGCTGCTGGACATCGCCCGGGCCAGCCTGCACCGCGCCGGCATCAAGACTGACGGCATGAGCCAGATGGAAGTCGTCGCTGCCGCTTTCACGCAGGGCACCAGCGATTTCCCCGTGCTGCTCGAGTCGGCCATGCACAAGACGCTGCAGGCCGCCTACGCCCGCGCGCCGCTCACCTGGAACCGCTTCTGCCGCACCGGCACGGTCTCCGACTTCCGCACCCACAGCCGCTATCGCACCGGCAGCTTCGGCGCGCTGGATGCCGTCACCGAGCTGGGCGAGTACGTCAACAAGTCCATCCCCGACGGCGAAAAGGCCACCATCTCGGTGGACACCAAGGGCAACGTCATCAACCTCTCGCGCAAGGCCATCATCAACGATGACCTGGGCGCCTTCGTCGGCCTGGCCGACAGCCTGGGCATGGCCGCCGCTCGCAGCGTCGAGATCGACGTCTACGCGCTGCTGGCCCTCAACAGCGGCCTCGGCCCGACGCAGTCCGACAGCCAGCCGCTGTTCCACAGCAACCGCGCCAACGTCAACGCCACCGGCTCGGCCCTGACCACTGCCGGCATCGACGCCGACGCCGCCGTCATGGCCGCCCAGAAGGACGTCTCCGGCAACGACTACCTCGACCTGCGCCCGGCCGTGCTGCTGGTGCCGCGCTCGCTGGAAGGCACCGGCCGCGTCGTCAACGGCTCGGAGTACGACCCCGACGCCAACAACAAGCTGCAGCGCCCGAACATCGTCCGCGGCATGTTCACCGACATCGTCGGCACGCCGCGCCTGACCGGCACGCGCCGCTACCTGTTCGCCGACCCGAACGTCGCCCCAGTGCTGGAAGTCGCCTTCCTCGACGGTCAGAGCGAGCCCTTCATGGAGATGCAGGACGGCTTCGACGTGGACGGCGCGCGCTGGAAGGTGCGTCTCGACTACGGCGTGGCCGCCGTCGACTTCCGCGGCGCCGTCACCAACGCCGGCCAGTAAGCCGCGCAGCCCTCCACCTGACACCACAAGAGGAACCACCTCATGGCACGCAACTTCGTGAAGGAGGGTGACACGCTCACCCTCATCGCTCCCTCCGGCGGCGTCACTGCCGGCCTGGGCTACGTCATCGGCTCGCTGTTCGTGGTCGCGCTCACCAGCGCGGCGCAGGGCGCGTCCTTCGACGGGGCCACCGAGGGCGTCTTCGAGATGACCAAGAACACCGGCGCCAGCGGCAAGGACTTTTCCGCCGGCGAGGCCATCTTCTGGGACAACGGCTCCAACAAGCGCTGGGACAAGACCAGCGCGGGCTTCTTCCAGATCGGCGTGGCTGTCGAGGCCGCTGCCAGCACGGCCAGCACGGTCAAGGTGGCCATCGGCCGCCGCACGCTGGCCGCCGTCTGACGCATCGGCACCTGAGTCCCACCATGCTCGCCACCCCCTTCGCCGCCCTCGAACAGCGCCTGAACGCCGCCGTCATGCGGCGCCTGGCCAACGTCGTGGCCACGGTGGATGGGGTGCAGGTGGCGGGCATCTTTGCCGACCCGTACGCGCTCGGCCAGGTGGGCATGGCCGGCATCGCCGCCACCCAGCCCACGCTCACCCTGCCCACGGCCAGCCTCACCGCTGAGCCCGTCGGGCAGACGGTCACCATCGGCGCGGCGGCCTACACCGTCGCCGCGCACGAGCCCGACGGCACCGGCCTGAGCCGGCTGCTGCTGGAGGTGGCCGCGTGAGCACCGTCATCGCCAACGCCGTCGGCGCGGTGGTGGCGGCCCTCCAGGCCGCACCCGCCGTCTCCAGCCAGGTGCACCGCGTGCGCCTGCGGCCTTTGTCGGCCGCTCAGCCCTCCATGGTGGTCGTGCGCCCCGTGGAGGCCGACGTCGACCAGGCGCAGCTCGGCGGCCCGGTCATCAGCTGGGACGCCATGCTGGCCGTGGAGTGCTACACGCGCGCCCCGGCGGGCACCGACCCCGATGTGGCCGTGGATGGGCTGCTGGAGGCCGTGCACGCACGGCTGATGGCCGACCCCACGCTCGACGGCGCCGTGGTGGCGCTGCAGCCCCGCAAGGTTTCCTACGACTTCGACGCCGACGACCAGAGCACCGTCTGCGCCGTCTCCTTCTTCACCGCTCGCCTTCGCGCCCCAGGCGCATCACTTTGACGAGGAACCATCATGGCCTACTCTTTCCCGGAAGGTAGCAAGTTCTACTTCTCCAACACCCTGGCTGCCGCCAAGACCATCACCGCGCTGAGCAATGCGTCTCCCGCCGTGGCCACCTCCACCACGCACGGCTACTCCGACAACGACGAGATCCTGCTCAGCTCCGGCTGGGAAGACGCCACCGACTCGGTGTTCAAGGTCGACCAGCTCACCGCCGACACGTTCAGCCTCCTGGGCCTGAACGCGGCCAACACCAGCTTCTATCCGTCCGGCTCCGGCACGGGCACGGCGCAGAAGATCAGCAACTGGCTGGAGATCCCCCAGGTGCTGGGCATCTCCACTTCCGGCGGCGACGCGCGGTTCACGACGATCAGCCCGCTGGCCAAGCGCAATGACATCAACGTGCCGACCGGCTTCAACGCGCTGTCGCTGACGCTGACGCTTGGCCACGACCCCGCCAACAGCAATTACCAGGCCATGCTCGAGATCGCCCGCGGCCTGTCGAAGACCGCATTCAAGATGGTGCTGTCGGGCGGCACGGTGGCCTACGGCTACGGCTACATGTCCATCAGCGAAGCCCCGACGATGCAGCGCAACCAGGCCAACCAGGTCAACGCCGCGATCACGATGCTCGGCCGCTTCGTCAGCTACGCCAGCTGATCCTCCACCGCCTGCGGCCTTGCGCCGCGGGCGTCCCTCATCGCGCGGCACCGCTGTCCCGAACTCCCAGCGGGTGCCGGTCGGCCCCGAGCCGGCACACGCCGCGCGACCCTTTCCTCGGGCGTCTCTTGCAATCTCTCATCGGGCACACCATGGCAATCAAGATCGTCGTCTCCCCCACGCTCAAGTTCAAGGTCCGCGGCACCATCAAGGACGAGGCCGGCACCGACCAACCCTTCGACTTCTGGCTTACTGCCCGCCGCCTCGACGCCGACCAGATCCAGGCCAAGCTGCGCGAGGGCGACAACTCCGTCGTCGACTTCATGGTCGACCTGGTCGATGACTGGTCGGGCGTCAAAGACGCCGACGACAAGCCGCTGCCCTACAGCGAAGCCGCCTACCGCGAGCTGGCCAAGATCCCCGGCGTCGCGCAGGTCGCCTTCCGCACCTACCTGATCGAGGCGGGCGCGAAGGAAAAAAACTAGCCGCGCTGGCGCGTGCCATCGCCGAGGACAGGCCCAGACACCATGACGCACCACTCGCCGAGCACAACGCCTGGGGCGCCGTCCTGGCCGACATGGGCCTGCTTGGAGGAGATGGCCAAGACCAGCCTCAAGTCATCCACTACCTCTGGCCAGAGAACGTCGATGCCTGGCGCTGGTGGACGTGCGTGCAGACACAGTGGCGGGTCGGCATGGGCGGCGCCACGGGCCTGGACTACGCCGGCGTGCGCGCCTACCTCGAGCTGCAAGACCTGCAGCCCGAGCAGCTGCGCGACGTCTTCGAAGGTCTGCGCGCTGCTGAAGCCGCCACCCTCGAAGTCTGGGCCGAACAGCGGCGCCAGGAAGACCAGCAGCGGCAGCAACTTCCGCCGCCTGCCTGAGCAGGAGTGCAGCCTTGGCTGACATCGGCATCAAGATCGGCCTCGAAGGCGCGCAGCAAGTACAGGCCAGCCTGCGCGGCGTTGAGGCCAGCCTCGGCGGCCTGGGCGCCAAGGCTGAGTCGGTGCGCAGCGCCTTGTCCGGCTTCGCGCCGGCGCTCAGCGCCGCCTTCACCGTGGGCGGCATGGTGGCCTTCGCCAAGGGCGCCATCGACGCGATGGACGCGATGAACGACCTGGCCGATGCAACCGGTGCGTCCATCGAGAACATCTCGCGGCTGGAGCAAGTGGCCCGCCGCAGCGGCACCACGCTGGACGCGGCCGGCGCCACCCTGGTCAAGTTCAATCAGGCCTTGGCGAGCGCTGACGGCAAGAACGGTGTCAGTCTCGCGCTGGATGCGATCGGCCTCAGTGCCAAAGACCTGCGCCAGCTTGACCCGGCCGAGGCCCTGCGCAAGACCGCCGTGGCACTGGCGGGCTATGCCGACGACGGCAACAAGGCGCGCATCGTTCAGGAGTTGTTCGGCAAGTCGATCCGTGAAGCCGCGCCGCTGCTTAACGACCTGGCGCAGGCCGGCGTGGTCAACGCTCGCGTGACGGCAGAGCAGGCTGCAGAGGCTGAAAAGCTCAACAAGCAACTCGCGCAGCTTTCGACCAATGTGGGCGATGCTGGGCGGGCTTTCGTGTCCGGCCTCCTGCCAACAATCAACGCTGTCCTGGAGGGATTCCAATCGTCTGCAGATGGCGCTGACAAGTTTGGTGGCGCGGTCAATGCCGTCCGGGTTCCCATCGAAGCGCTTGCCATCCTGGGCGCCAATGTCGCCTTCGTCTTTGGCGGCATCGGTCGAGAGATCGGCGCCGTGGCTGCTCAGCTTGTCGCTCTCGGCACTGGAAACTTCGAGGGATTCAGAGCGATCAGCGAAGCAGTGATTGCCGACGGAAAGGCGGCGCGCGACGCGCTCGACGAGTTCGAGAAGAAGCTCCTCTCAGTTGGAAAAGCCAGGGCGTCTGCCGATGGCTCTGTGATGGGCGCAGTCGAGGACTGGCCGAAGAAGTCGGCTGCAGACCTTGCTGCGCTCGCTGCTGCGAGGAACAAGGCTGCAGATGCTTCAAAGGCCCAAGCCGCAGCAGACGCCAAAGCCGCAGCCGAGGCGAAGAAGCTCAACGACTTTGTCCTTCGCTCCACCGGCTACACCGCCGACTATGCGGACAATCTGCGCCTTCTCGCTGACGCCAGAAATGAAGGCCTGATCTCCGGGGAGCGTTACCTTGAACTGCTCAACGAGGAGATCCAGAAACAACCGCTGAGCCTCGATGCTGCCAAGCAAGCCGCAGCGGTCGCCAAGGAGCGCGCAGCCGCTCGTCAGGCCGAATCCGACGCCATCGAAGAGTACCTTGGCAAAGAGGAAAAGGCGCGCGCCGACGCGATGAAGTCGGTCAGCGACCGCATCAGTGCACTGCAGGATGAAGCCAAGGTCGCCGAGGTTGCCGCCGCTCAGAACGTCAGTCTGGCTGAAGCTGTCGAGCTGGTCGCCATTGCAAGACTTCGAGAGCAGCAGACGCCATTGCGCGACGACAGCGATCAGTACAAGGCCATCGAGCGCGAGATACAGGCGCGCCAGACTCTGCTCGGATTGCTGGGACAGCAGGCGGCCCGCCAAGCCAACGACCGCGCCGCCGCCGATGCCGAGGCCGCCTGGCGCCGCGCCTCCGACCAGATCGAGCAAGCTCTCACCGACGCGCTGATGAACGGCGGCAAGTCGGGCAAGGAGTACATCGAAGGCCTGTTCCGCACGATGGTGCTCAAGCCCGTCATCCAGGCCATCATCCAGCCCACCGTGGCCAATTGGATGGCCCAGGCCGGCATGGGCGGCAGCGGCGGCCAAGCCGGCGCCGGCGGCACCACGGTCATCCCGATGGGCAGTGGCGGCAACTGGCTGGGTGCCGGCTCGACCATGTCGTCCAGCTTGGCCATGTTCAACGCCGGCACGCAGATGGGCTCCACCTTCCAGTGGGCCTCTGCAGCCGACTCCGCCTCCGCCCTCTGGTCCACCGGCAACTACGCCCAGGCGGCAGGCACCGTCGCCGGCACCGTGGCCGGCTCGCTGCCCTACGTGGACGCTTTCATGAGCGCGAAGGCCGGCAAGTGGGGTGAGGCCATCGGCACCGCTTTCGGCAACTACGTCGGCGGCCCGCTCGGCGCGATGATCGGCAAGACCGTCGGCAGCGTGGTCGACAAGATCTTTTCCGGAGGCGCCGGAACACCCCACAGGGGCGGCTACGTCGGCATCGGTGCCGACGGCTCCGTGCGCGACCTCACCGCGGCCATGGGTGGAACCCAGCAGGCCGAGGTGCAGCAAGCCATCACCGTCTTCGCCGGTAGCGCGGTGGACATGCTCAACGCCGCGGCCGAGCGCTTCGGCCAGGCCGCCAACTTCAGCCTGCAGGCGGCCTTCGCGAGCGACAACCAGGACCCCAGCTGGGCCATGTTGCGCGTCATGCGAGGCGGCGCCAACGTCGCCGGCTTCGATGCCGCTTTCACGCTGTCTGCCGATGCCAAGCAAGGCTGGACCGAGTTCGCCAACCTCGCCGCCGGATCGCTGCGCGACGCCCTGGTCGAGCTGGACATCCCGTCCTGGGCCAAGGAGCAGCTCAACGGCCTGGGCGAGAACATCGACAGCGACACCCTGAACGCCGCCGTCAAGGGCCTGATCGCCACGCAGACGGCCATGCTGTCTTTCCAGGCCGCGCTGGAACCGCTGGGCGGCACCTTCACCCAGGTGGCCAACCTCTCCAGCGATGCCCTCTACAGCCTGGCCGAGCTCTCCGGCGGCCTGGACGCGCTCAGCGCCAACCTGCGCACCTACTACACCAACTTCTACTCTGCTTCGGAACAGGCCGCGATGGAGACAGCGCGCATCGGCCCCGTCCTGGCTGAGGTTGGGCTTGCCATGCCCGCCACGCGCGACGCGTTCCGGGCGCTTGTCGAGCAGCAGATGAGCCTTGGAGAGTCTGGCCAGCCAGCGGTGGCCGCCCTGCTGTCCGTCGCGGGGGCATTTGCCGAGCTGGTTCCGGCCAGCGCCGCCTTGGCCGATGGATCAAACGCCGCCGCGCAAGCCCTTCGCAGCGCCGCTGACATTGCCAACGAGCGGGCTGGCCTGGAGATGCGGCTTCTGGAGCTCCAAGGAGACGCCGCGGCAATTCGAGAACGCGAGCGTGCCGCCTTGGACGAGAGCAACCGTGCTCTCTTCGACCAGGTCGTCGCGCTGCAAGACACCACCGAAGCAGAGCGCACCCTGGAGGCCGAGCGCACACGCATCGCCTCAGAGCGTGCAGGGCTGGAGCGCCGGCTGCTGGAACTGCAGGGAGACTCGGCCACCATCCGCGCCCTTGAGCGCGCCGCGCTGGACGCGGGCAACCAGGCCCTGTACGACCAGATCACCGCCCTTGAAGACGCCGCCGAAGCCGAGCGCACGCTGGGGGCGGAGCGCAAGCGCATCGCCAGCGAGCGAGCCGGCCTGGAGCGGCAGCTGCTGCAGCTGCAGGGAGACTCTGCCGCCATCCGCGCGCTTGAGCGGTCCGCGTTGGACGCGAGCAATCAGGCGCTGTACGACCAGATCACGTCCTTGCAGGACGCCCAGCAGGCTCAGGCCGAGTACGCCCGCGCGGTGGAGACGGCCACCGCCCGCGTGGCCCAGGCGCTGCAATCGGTCAACGCCGCTCAAAGCGCAGTCGATGCCATTCGCAACCAGGCCACTGACGACTACCTCCGAGCCCAGGACGCCGTCTCTGCGGCCACGGATCGTGTCTCGGCGGTGCTTTCTCAGCAAGCGGCACAGGCGCTCTCGAACGCGCAGTCCGCAGTGGAGCGGGCCCAGGCTGAGATTGCCTCGAAAGACGCCGATATTTCTGCCCTGCGCAAGCGTGCCACCGAGAACTACCTGTCGGCGCAGCAGGCCGTCAAGGACGCCTCGCAGCGGGTGTCCGATGTGCTGGCCGAGCGGGCAGCCAATACCCTTGCAGATGCGCAGGCCGCCGTCGACAAGACCCGTGGCGACTTGAGCGCGAAAGAGTCGGCGGTGCAAGCCCTGCGCGAGAGGGCCACCGACGAATATGTCGCCGCACAGGAGCGCGTGGCATCGGCAACCCAGCGCCTGGCAGAGGTGCAAGCCAACATGGCCGACGAAGCGCGCGCGGCTGCACTCCGGCTGCAAGACCTGGGCGCGCAACTGCGCAAGTTCGTCGATGACCAGACCGTTGCGCCCAGCGAGTCGTTTGCGCAAACGCTGCGCCAGGCGCTTGCCGGTGACGCCAACGCAATGCAGGCACTGCCTGCAGCGGCCAATGCTGCCATCGAAGCCTCTCGCTCAAGCGCCTCCACCACGACGGAGGCCGTCATTGCGCGCGCCCGCATTCTGGCCGGCGTTGACGAGGTGGCGCGCCGTGCGTCGGCCACTGCAGTACCGGAGGCCGCCGCGGAGCAAGACCCACTGGCCGCCGCGCAGCAAGAGCTGGCCAGCGCCCAGCAGGCCCTGGCAGCCGCGCTCAGCACCGCCAACGCCGCACAGGCGCCGCTGGCGAGATCCATGGAGACACTGGCCACCAGCTATGCCACCGCGCAGTCTGAGCTTGCCGCTGCCTCCCAGGCCTTCTCGGCCGCGGAGTCGGCCCTCCAAGCGCTGCCTGCGGCCATCCAGATCGACACGCTGGCGGCGGCGCAGCAAGAGCTCGCCACCGCGCAGCAGCAGCTTGCCTCCGCGCTTGGCACTGCCAACACGTTGCAGGCGCCGCTGGCGCAGTCCATTGAAGACCTTTCGGCTCAGTACACCGCCGCTCAGGCTGGCATGCTGGCCGCAACGAACACACTGGCCGGCGCCAGCAGCACGCTGGCATCGTTGCCGGCGGCCATTCAGGTCGATCCGCTCGCTCAGGCTAACCAGGCTCTGGCAGCGGCCCAGCAAGCCCTTGCATCCGCCCTGCAGAACGCCAACGCCATCAACGCCCCCCTGGCGCGCAGCGTAGAGAGCGTCGTCGAGCGATTCACCGCAGCCCAGGCCGAGCTCACCAGTGCCACTGCCGACTACGAAACCGCCAAGGCCGCGCTGGCCAGCATCGTCGCAAACACCTCAGACACGGTTGACGCCATCGACAGGTTGGAGCTGAAGTTCGACGACGCCAGGCTCAACGTCCAGGCAACCATCGACTTCGTCTCCAGCGCCGACATCCCTGAAGACCTGCGCGAGCTGGCCTTGTCAGGCGCGCGCACCATCGAGCGCACCATCGAGTTCCTGGTGGGCTCCACGCTGCCGGAGGATCTGGTGGCTCTGGCGCTCAGCGTCAGCGGCAAGCTCACCAAGACCATCGACTTCGTCATCGGCTCGGCACTGTCCAACGAGCTCAAGTCCCTGCTGATGACTCAGATGGGCACCTACACGGCCCCCGTACA